GTACCTGGCAAACGCCAGCCACTCACTGAGCTCCCGCGAGTCCATTCGCTCCTCTAGTTCTCCGACAGTCATCTTGAGATGACTGGCCAGCATGAACAGAAAGCGACGTGATGGCCTAGCGTTAAAGCTCGCCGGCTAGTTCAACTACGTCCGCCTCCGTAAGTTTGTTGTGTCTTTGTGCCACGTCGAACAGCTCACCCATGATTGCGCCGTCAAGGGCGGCAAGGTCCTCAAGCTCGTTGTCTTGCCAGATGCGTACGCCGTGCTCGTCGCATAACGTTCGGGCAAGATAGAACGCGCGGAAGTTAGGCATGGCGGCCATGCCTTTCGTGCGAATGTCAATCCAGCTCAGTTCCCAGGCGTCTCGCTCGCCGACGCTGAGAACACGCACGTAAACGTCCAGGTTCCACTCTTTCACGTGGACCTTCAGCGGCTTGCGGTGGCTGGCGGCTTTGATCTGCTCTTTAAGTCCCATGTCACATTTCCAAGAGTTTGAACGTGACGGTGAAACGGGTCACGCCGTTCACTTCGTTGGCCACGCTCAGCGACTCCCATACTGCATACGATGTCAACGCTTGGCCGCCGCCAGAGATCACCAACTGCTTGCGCAGGCCGTACTCGCCCATGCCGGTGTTCGCGCTGCCGAGCGTGGTGACGGTGACGCTGCCGGCTTCGTCGGTCCACGTGTCGTTACGCGCCTTCGGTGGACCGCCGCCGTAGGTCCAGTCTAGGCCGACCACCTCCGTAAAAGGCGTGCCGCCCCAGGTGACTGCAACGTTTTGACTGTAGGACGCCACGGAATCCTCCTGTGGCGACTACGGCACCTGGAAGGCAGCCGAGCCTCGCACGGCGTCGTTGACGGCAAGCGTCACGCTCGAGCTCTTGCACGTGGCCGACACGCTGAGCGTGATGCCGCCAGCGATCGTGAGCGTGCCAGTGGCACCTTGGGCGATTGGTGTGCCAGACGCGGCTAGGTACTCGATGCTGACTTCCTTGCCCGTGTCGCCGGCGGAGCCCTTCAGCGGCCGCGCCAACGTCAGCACGGTTTGGCCGGTCGTTTGGCCAAGGTGCGACACGTCGATCTGGTCGGCTGCGGCCTGGTCGGTGATGGAGTACGTAATGCTCGTAACCGTAAACGTCGTGCCGCCAAAGGCGAACGTCGTGCCGGAAGAATCGTGAGGCGTGTAGGCCATGCGTTAGCTCTCCTGCCACCAAACGTCGTAAGACTGCGTGATTTGATACACCGGCGGAAGGTCCGCCCCAGCAAGCGTCACAAAGTCGTCGGACTCGTTTTCAAGGCTCGTCTGGTTTACTTGTGTTGTACCGCTTATCCCCCCGTATCCATCCAGAACCGATCGCATGGCGTCGGCAATTTCACGGGCGTTTTCGTAGGTCGTGCCGTAGATGCTGTACTCGACGGTGACGCGTGGCATGCCTGCCGGAAGGCCCAGCGCCTGCTCTCGCTGGATGCCGCTGCGCCGCCACGTCACAAGCGGCATAGGGGCCGTGGCCGGCGCAAGCACTGGGTAGATGCGCATGCCGATCAGTGACGCCACCAGCGGGTCAGTGACCAACGCAGACCGCAGCACAGATTCAGGCGATTTGAGCATGACTAAAACGGAGTCGGCCCTGGGGTGAACTGTCGCGGCGGAAACTTAGAGGCGAGATCCTTCTGGGCGTTGATAAGAGACTGCGTCATTTGCACGGACAGCTCCGCACGCATGGCCGGCAGCGACTCTCGGTACGCCGTCTTCACCGGCGGCTGCCCCTTGCGCCCGCCAACGGGCATGGCCGGCAGGTTGAGCAGCTCGCCACGCGGGGCCTTCTTGAAGAAAGCCTTTGGATATTTGGGCTGCGTGTTGACTCGCACTAAGCCGGCAAACTTTCCTCGCCGCGCCACCTTGGCGATCTTGAACGGGCCGAACGTCCGGAAGCTGGAGGCCACCGACGCACCGGCCCGGCGGCTGGAGGTCTTGATGATTCGCTCTTTCGTGCCGAACTCTAGGAACCCGGCGTGGAACGCCCGGTCCTTGCCCTTCTTCACGCTGCCGCCGCCGGCCGTTTTGTTCTTGCCGCTGCCGGCCGCCACGAAGCCCACCAGGCCCACGGCGTTCCCGCTCTTGTAGGTCTTCACCTTGCTTGTGATCGCACGGGCAAGGTTGCCCGTAGGGCCTTTGGTGACGTTGGCCCGCAGCGCCTTGAGCCCTGGCTGCAGGCTGCGGCGGATTGCCGCTCCCATGTGCTTACGGGCGAGGCTGGGCCGAAAGTTTTTGAAAGCCTGCTGCAGCTGCTTGAGCTCGGGGAACTCCACCTTGGCGTCAATGCCCGTGGCCATCACGTCACCTCTTCACAAATGGCGACGTGCTCGGAGCGGTTGCCGTACTCGAGCAGGCTCACAATGTTCAGCGTGCGGGATCGCCACGCAAAGCGGTGCTGCTGCGTCAGGCTGGGCAGGTAACGCAGCCGCACGCGATGCGTGATCGTTGTGTCTTGCTGCCCTGCGGCCAGTGCCTCGCGGGCCGACACGCCTTCGACGCTGGCCCACACGCTTGTTGAGTCGCTCCAAGAAAGCACCGCCTCACCGAGGGCGTTGACGTTGCCGCTCGAGATCTGCACCGTGACTCGCTCGCGGAGCTTGCCTGGGTCGATCATGTGCCGTAGAGAACCAGCGTGTAGGAGGCGGTGCCTGATGTTGTGTAAACCAAAGACTGCACGCCTTCTCGCGCGTCTATTAGCGTGGCCTGATTTGACCGAGACACGAGCACGTTGTCGCCGCCTCCCAAGGCTGCAGCTGCGTCCAAGTACGCCAAAGGCGTTGCGGAAAATGCTATTCGATGAACCGTGGCAAAAGACACGGCTGACCCGCTGGCGTCTTTGTACGAAGTATTTGAATGATAAATTGTTGCAGCGTTTGTGCCCACCGTCCCGCTCACCACAGCCACCTTGCCTGTCGTGTATTCGTCGCTCGACTTCAGCGACACGATCTTGAGCGAGGCCGTGCCGTCCTTGTCGTGGAACAGTGCGTTAACGCTGATCGTTCCCTGCAGGCTCATCGGTATGACCCCCACTTCATGGAATCAAGCAGTGACCGCACGCCGAAAGGCACGTCCTGCGGAACTGCGCCTGTAGAAACAGTGGCACCGCGCGTTTCGTACCAGTGGCTGCACAGCATGAGAATCGCATGCCGGATCGCTGCAGGAACCGTCGAGCCCGTGGCCCCGTAGCCAGCCCACCACGTCACGGACACGGCGTTGTAGTCGTCGAGGTTGGCCGGCCAGGTGCCGTTACGCAGCTGCCGCACAACGCCTGGCGTGCTGTTCCGGTCGACACGGTACGAACTCGTCGACAGCGTGGCCGTGGAGTCGTCTCCCAGCGTGTACGTAAGCGTCACGGCGGTGACGGTGCCGCTAGGCGCAATCGGCGGCCGGGGCAGCTCGATCTCGTACGGGAAGGCGTCCAGCCGCATCGTCCACTGGGTATTCACCAGAGAGCGGTCAAGGTACTCTTCGACCCACTGGCGAGCCGCCGTGATGAGCGTGCTGATGTATGTATCGTCGTCCGACGTATCGACGCGCAGGTGGGCCTTGGCTTCGGCAAGCGTGACGGGCTCAACCGCCGGCGGCGTTGTTCGTGTCAGGCTTCGGTACTGCACGGCGTCCTCGTTTGCGTGGCGTTGCGTCAGCTGTCTCGGCCTGGTGCTCGACAGCGGCCGTTTCGATTAGTTGGCCCTGCTTGTCCTCAACGGCCAGGCCGCGCCGAATCCAATCGTTGGCCATCCCGTCTGGAACGTTTGGCAGCACCGCCCCACGGCGGTAGTGGCGGAAGCTCTGCACCATTCGTATTTTCATGCTTTGGGTACGCTCCATGCAGTGGCGGGAGGATGTGGGTTGGCGTTGTAATCGGTGGTCCATTGAAACACGGGCTTGCCTAGATCCCGGCCCGGCCACGTCACCAAATACTCCCCGTGGCCGATGACGACGCGCGGCGTGATGCAGATGCGGTTGCCGCTTTCTCGCCAGTTGCGCCAGAAATAGATGTCAGGGTCCGTGCGGCCTTCGTTCCAAGAAAGGTCAGGGCCGGGCTTGCTCCAAAACCAGGGCTTCTTGGCACGCTTTAAAGCCGCTGTGCTGATGACAGTAAGGCCGAAGTGGGCGCTGTCCACCTCCTGCACCGGCTCGGCAAACCACTCGTTAGAGACGGTCGTGGTGCCGTCCTCGGGCGGGTTGTCGAGTGTGCCTTTGAGCGTCAGCATCGGGCGGCCGTCTTCCCGTTTGCACTGCAGCCCGGTCAGCGCGTCGCACTGAAACGTCAGCGCCATCGCAAACAGGCTTTCCACGTCTTCCTTGCTGAAGAATGAGTCGTAGTCGATGGTCAGCAGATATTCGGCTTTGTCGATAAAGCTTTCAAAACACCGGCTATTACATTGATCCCAGAAGGCTCCGGTGCAAATCGTCGGGCGGATGCCCAGCGGCATGAGCGCCTGAGCCCAGGCAAAGAAGTTGCTGGTGAATCCCAACCTCGGCATCGACAGCACGGCTTCTACACGAATATCGACCTGAGTCCCGCCGACAGTGACGAGCATGGTGGCTCCGTAAAAGAGGAACGGCTGGCGAGGATCGCTCCTTGCCAGCCGTCCACTGTGCTCACTGTGTCAAGCGTCAGCCGGCAGTGTTGACGGCCACGTTCTTCGTGGAGGCGTTGTACGGGCCTTCCTCGCTGCGGCCGAGGCGGGCAGCCACCACAATCACCGTGTCGGTGTTGGGGCTCGCCTGAACCCGGAGGTATCGCCGCTTGCCACGCATGTCCACCTCGAGGCGGCTGACCGTCATCGTGTCGGTGACCGTCTGGCCGGCGTAGGCCGCAGGCTTGAGGTCGCCGGTGAAGCCGGTGATGTTGGCGTAGGTGCCGGTCGCCGCATCGGCGTGCTGCAGCGTGAGGGTCTGGGCGACACTCGACGTGGAAGCAGCAGGTCCGAAGATCACGTCGATGCTCGCATACTCGTGGCCGAGGGTGTCGAGCGTCAGCGTGCAGGTCTGCGAGCTGGTGAAGACAGAGCCTTTGCCAGCCACCGCACTCCGAGTCATCGCTACGGGAATTGCCATCTGTCAGGTACTCCTAGGAAAGGTGGTGGTTGGATCAGGCACTGTTGCCGGACGCGGTCTTCAGGGCGATCACGGGGCCGGCTTCGCTCGTCGATCCCAGCGAGTGGAACACGGCATTGGCACGAACCACGCCGGTGACCAGCGTCTGGTCGAACTCAACCAGCCGCTCTTGGCTGACGCGGAGGGCGTAGCCCTGACGGATGCCGAGGGCACCGGCCATGGCCATGTCACCGAAGAGCGCCACGATCTTGCTGGTGTTGGTGCCCAGCGTGCTGTTCATGGGATGCACAAGCGTGACGGGGTAGCCCATGAACGTCAGCCCGAAGCCTTGGGCCACGCTCACGCTGCCGCCCTGGGCCAGGTCCAGCCGCTGCATCGACGCATGGTAGCCAGCCGGCGAGATGTACCA